ATGTAGTGATAGAAGAGAAAGGATTTTGCTAAGGGATACAGAATTATGCTTGTCTAGTGATTCTAGGAATTTTAAATGTACATTGCCACTAGGTCATGCAGGAAATCATAATTGGGGTAGTCCTATATGCCAATCTAAGGATTCTAAGGGTCGCCAGTGTACACTATTAGAGGGGCATGATAGGAATCATGTAGCATATGGCGTTAGTGGTATAGTTTCTGAATGGGGTAGAATATCGAAGGGTGATCCCACCATAAAAATTGGATGGTGATTTATGATTAGCTTGGATAGCTGCCACGCGGATATATCACCATTCACGGAGGGGGTATTGAGTAGGTGGGCTAAAAGTATTGGGGTTGATACGGGATTGTTTGAGACTAAGGAGGAGTGGGAATTGCTGGCGGCTATTGCTAGGTTGCATTGTGAGGAGGGGAGATGGTAAAGCCCGATTCATGCCAAGGGTGTATATTAGCCACATTTTCGGATGGATACGCGGTTAGTGAGGGGAAAGGGACTAGTGGAGTTGTGATATTAGGGGAGGCGCTAGGATATAATGAGTATGTGGATGGATTGCCGTTTCGGCCTAGAGCGCAAGCGGGAAGCAAGTTAGATCAGGTTATTAGGTTGGTAGAGCAGGAAACTATGCAGCCATTGAGCAGGAATAGTTTCCTGCTTTATAATTTGGTGAATTGTCATCCACCGGGGGATGCACTAGCGGGGGAAAAGTATGAGGCAGGCGCAGTAGCGGGGTGTGCGCCGAATGTGGAGAGAGTAGTGGGAGGGTTTCAGACGCCGTTTAATAAGACGGTGTTAGCGCTGGGGAATTTGCCCCTGAAATATCTGACTGGCGTTAGTGGAGATGCAAAGGAAAAACAGAGTATTACTAATTTGAGGGGATATGTGTTGGAGAGTAAGTATGGGCCTGTAGTGCCAGGGTTGCATCCAGCGTTTATTAGGAGGGGAAAAAATCATTGGACGCCGTTATTGATGGCGGACATGAGATTGGCGCTGGAAGTTGCATCGGGGAAATATACTAGATATCTGGGGCATCCTAGATATGTTAGGCCACAGTTTCAGGTTGCGCCTAACGTGGATGAGGCGTGGGGTTATTATTATAAGCTGAAAGATGGGTCTAAATTGGTTGTGGGGTATGATATTGAGACTGTGGACACACCGGGGAGCGAGGAGGATGAGAGAAACGAGTTAGAGAGTACGGAGATAACTCAGGTACAATTTTCGGTTGCAAAGGATGAGGGAATAGCATTGCCGTGGCAGGGGGAATATATTAAGGTTATTAGTTTGATATTGGGGTTGCCGAATGTTAAACTGAGTTGGAATGGGTGGAATTTTGATGCGCCGATTTTGGAGAGTAAGGGAGTAACGATTGGTGGGCAGGATCTAGATTTAATGTGGATGTGGAAACATTATCAGCCTAAGTTACCGAGGGGGTTGCAGAGTGTGGCGAGTTTGTTTAGGTTTCCGTTTCCGTGGAAGCATTTGTACCAGGCGGATTTGGGGTTTTATGGGTGCGCGGATGTTAGTGCCCTGCATTATATATGTGGGCCGTTGCCGGGGCTGATGAAAGATAGGGGAGTGTGGGAGGGATATAAGAGGCATATATTAGGGTTGCATCCAATATTAGTTAGGGCTAGTAAGAAGGGGATTCCGGTTAGCGAAGAAAAGAGATTAGCATTGGAGGAGAGGTTTAAGGCTAGGAGGGGGGAGTTAGATAAAGAGTTGCAGAAGGCGATACCAGATGAGTTGAGGAATATTAAGCCGAAAAGGAAGGATAAGGAGACGGGAGAGATTAGTTATGGCTACATTAGTGGAGAACCTAGAATCGTTAGACAAGGAACTGAAGAATATAGGAGAATGCTTGGAGTTATCCCAAAGGGTAGGAGTGCCATCCCAATTAATGTATATCTTGAACGAAAGTATAATCTTGTCTATGCAGAGTTTAAGGAAACAGATAGCAACGAGGTTATCAATAGATGGTGCATCATAGAGCCATTTAAGGCTAGTAAGGATCAGTTAGTTAAGTATCTCAAGTGGAAAAAAGCAGAGGTTGAAAAAGTTGTTGAGGATTTAGTGTTGCAGAGGCAGATGTTAGGGGGGCGAGATAAGGAGATAACCGAGGAGATAGAGACTTATAGAGATTTGGCTAAGAGCTATGAGATACCTTTGACGTTGAAGACTAAGAAGGAGACTACTGGGAAGAAAGAATTGGATACCTTATTTGATAATACAGGCGATCCTGTTTTAGCATTGGTTACTAAGATCCGAAGTCTAGATCAAAACCTAAATAATGCTATCCCCAACTGGAAGCCAAAGGGAGATAGTAGAGTACATACTACATTTGGTTTTACTGCAAGTAGCGGGCAATTGGATGCTAGACGGCCCAATGTCTTGAACGCAGGGGCACACACTGAATATAGTAGGGAGTTCAGAGAGATTATAACTGCCCCTGTAGGGAGAACATTTATTGAATTTGATTTCCGGTCATTTCATGTAGCGACAATGGGATACTGTGCTAATGATAAAGACTATGTAAGGTTTTCTCAGATAGACCCTCACTCTATTCTGGGAAGTTATATAGATCCTAGTGTGATAGGACAAACCATAAGTCTAAAGTGGTCAGATAAGGATATAGATATTGCAGCGAGAGAGTTTAAGAAGCGATGTAAGGAGATAGAGAAAAAGGGGGGAGTTAATGTAAGACAGGAGTTAGCTAAGCCCACAGTGTTAGGAAATCAGCTTGGGCTAGGGGCAGTCAAGTTGCAAAGGCAAAATAGAAAGTTTATCAAAACTATAGCTGAGGCTGAAAAGATGCAGGAATTGCTTGTAGGGTTGTTTCCGAAAGTGGCAAAGTTTAAGGATGCAATTAGGGAGAAGGCACATCTGCAACAGTATCTGATTAATGAATTTGGGTTTATTGATTACTTTTTTGATGTATTTAGCTTCGAGTTCAATAAGAGAACTAACCAGTGGCAGAAGAAACATGGAGATGATAGCGAGAGGGTTATTGCATTTCCTGTACAGTCTACAGCATTCGGTAAGATTCAGCTTGATATACTAGAATGTGAGAGATTAGGATATAATGAGAAATATGAGTTTGTTGTGAGCATTCATGATTCACTGTTATTTTGCGTGAGAGTGGAGCATATAGATGAGTGCTTGGAGAATGTTAGCAGAGTTATGCAGGCCCCGTGTAAGATGCTAATTAATGCGGCTACTGGGGCTGAGGGGTTGGCGGTGGGGGTAGAAGCGAAAGTGGGGGGTACATGGGCTAATATGAAGGAAGTGCAAATATGCTAGGAGTTTGGGTAAGTATCGCTAAGAATAAATGTTTTACTTGTATAGATAGAGATATGTACGAAGAGGTTATTGGTATGAAATGGAGTCTAACTCATGGTCATGCTTATAACTCCTACCGCAATTTGTATTTGCATCAGCTTGTAGTATTTAAGCATATAAGCGGGTATATTGGTGATGTTGACCACAAAAATAGGGATAAGCTAGATAATCGATGGGAAAATCTAAGAATAGGGAATAGATCGCAGAATAATGCTAATAGCATTGCACGCAAGGGGAGAAAGTACAAAGGGGTTTATATAGTAGTTTGGCCAAGTTGTGTTAGGTATGTAGCTAAGATACGGGTATCTAAGAATATACACTTAGGCACATTTGATACTGAAGAGGAAGCTGCACTAGCGTATAATAAAGCTGCGGTTAAATATTATGGGGAATTTGCATGTTTGAATCAAGTAGAAGGAGATGCGAGAAATAAAATAGTATGATAAAAATGGCATTGAAGTTTATAGGTATCTTTATTGGGCTACCTATTGCGGTGATAGTGTTTTTGGGGTATGTAGAGTGGATATGTGAGGTTATGGCGACATGGAAATAGGATGCTTTAAAATTTGGCTAGCGGGGGTGGGGTTTATGATTGGAGCGGGATTAGTAGGGTTAGTGGTGGGGAGTTGTGTAGGATGGGTATTGGCGAGTTTGGTTATCTTAACTAAAAGGAAGTGGCATATATGAAAGGTGATAATGGAGTTTCGGCGATGGAGTTGATTATGCAGTTGGAGGGAAAGGTTAGAAAGGCTAGAAAGGAGTTAGTGCAGTGGCAAGCTAGATGTATTATGATTGGGGCTATGAAGGTGGGGCCGTGGGTTACGATAGGGATTGGAATAGGAACGGCGATTACGTGGTTTGCATGGTATATGGCTAGTAGGGGGCATGTATGCAGATAGTTTGGAATATGTTGGGATATGTTGTGTTGTTGGTGCTGGTGGCATTGATGCTGGTATGGGCGATAGAAGATGACTTATGAAAAACTGGGTAGCCCTAATGTTGACACTTATTGGATATGCCTTTTGGGCTATAAGTTTGTATTATGGGTGTGCTAGAGAGGAGTATGCTAAAGCAGCATTCTATATGGCCTTAGGAATATTTACTTGGACCGCTCCACCTTTTGGAAGAGGAGATTGAATATGGACTTTCACGGACGATGGTATACAAGAGGGAGTCAATTAGTTATCGTGCATAAGGGGGTAGGCGAGGAGGAGGAGATGGTATTTGAGGGGCATGAGATATTGTTACAGCAGCCCTTTAATTATGATCCTGACTTGCCTATAAGGTATAAGTGGAATCATTCGGGGAAGTGTATTGAGAAGAGTAAATATCTGCCAATTACGGAGTGGGATAACTTGAGTAATAGGATACAGACATATAGGGGTGGGGCGTTAGTATATGCGGCAACGTGTCCAGTGAATGGGGGGTGTAGGTTGTGTGAGGAGGAGGGGGAGAGGAGTTATAGTGACAAATAGACAGATAATTATGCTTATGACAAGTATATTAGCATCTAATGGTAGGTTTGCAGGATACGCACCTGAAGAGTACGTTAACTATGCTATAAGGATATACAATGGCGAACAAGCGAAAACCTAATAGTATTAGGGTGGTTTGTATCGCGGGGACGGTGCTAGCACAAGTGAGGGAGACAATTTTGGCGGATGCTAAGGCGAGGGGGATTAGCGTGGCGAAAGTGGTAGGGGAGATCCTGACGAGTTGGGCAGAGTGGAGGGGTAAGGCTGGTAGCAATTCAATTGCCAAAGAAGGAGAATGGAGAGGGAAGGGGTACAGTTGGGACGCTGATAGGATAGCAAAGTAGTGGAGTAGAATAGTCCACTATAAGGGGGAAGGGGGCATACTGCTAAGAATGCGATATGCCCCTAGTTGGCGTTAGCAGCCCCTAGGCTGAATCGCGGGAAAGGGGGGTAGTAAAGTATCAGGAGGGTGCTAACGCGCGATTTCGAGGGATTTTTCGACACATTTCGTTTCAGTGGGTTAGGCTGTGGAAAAGATGAGGATAAAGCCTGTGGAAATGTGGAAAACTCTAGTGGGGCTAGTTGCTAGCTAGCCGAGGGTGTTTTCAATATCATCATGTCTAGCCCCTTGGTGTTGTCGGCGGCATTGGACATGCGAGCGACGGCCTTAACTACGCAAACCTTTATGATCCTGGGGTTTGTGTATGGATATAAGATGGCGCAAGCGGAGGGACTTGACGGGATGCTCACAGGAATCGAGCGGGCTACCGAAGGGGAAGAGAGCTAGATTGGTAGTACCTTCACCTAGGTAGAGCTATAAGGGGAATAGCTCTACCGAATGGGGGTATTAGCGAATGGGGAAAATTGATATGAGCAAGTGGAAAGAGATATGCTACGGTGTGGGGCTAATTTTGATGATCGCGCTAGCATGGGCGTTAGTGGATATTGCGGCGGGAATATGGACACGCTAGCGGGGGAGTTAGTAGAAATGCTCAAAGCGGCGGGATTGACGGAAGAGGAGATAAGAGCCTATGTTAAATGGCTGCATCCAATGGGATGAAGTTAGGACATACCATAGTGAGTGCGGTATGGTAACATTGCTCACTAGTGGTGAGTGTACAGCGTGTTGGCAAAGGGTGCTAGCAGCCGAGAGGTTCCTGCTGAATGCTCCTAGACGCGAGGGGAAGGGTACCCTACGATTGGGAGGGGTGAGATGAATTTTGTTGACATCGCTTCTCAAAGCGAGTAACATTGTAAGTGGAGATGAAAGGGGCATGACGATGACGCAGCCAATCTATCAAAATGGAGGTTACATGGTTATGCCCCTTGTGCGTCAAGTTACCATCGAGAATCGAGAGGGCAGACGGGTAAGTGGGCCGTATCCGATTGAACAGATTGAAGATGCTGTGCAGACGTGTGATGAGTTAGCGCAACGTGATGGGGCCTTTGGGCATAGGACTTATCGCGGTTGAGGTTGAGTGTGTAGCAGGTGGCATACCCATGCGGGCTAGAAACTAGAACCCGTAGGATACAGAGTATGCTACTTGCTCTACACTCAAATGTAGAGCGGGTATCATTAGATACAAATTCTAAAAGGAAAGTTTAAGAAAGGTAACGATAAGTATGTCTCTAGTATTTGTGAAACGTAGTGTTCTGCCTGCGGTTGTGCATGGTAGGAATGGAGCCGCATCTGTAGTTATTACAGGTAGCGGACGAATTGGGATGAGTGTGTTGGCTACTAAGGCACTGGGAGAGGGATTGACTCATGTAGCCGTGGCGTTTGATCCTGAGAGCCGGATTATGGCGATTTATGGGCCTAGCCCGAAGATTAAAAAAGCTCTGCCAAATGAGGGAGATTGGGTTAAGCTGAACATTAACAAAAAGAGCAATGCAGTGGACTTTGCGGCTACTAACTTGCTGAATCACGCGCCTACATTCAATGGTAAATTGTATGAGTATCGGGCTAGCGGGAATCAGACATTTGAAGTTAAGGTGAATGAGAAAGAACAATGTATCTCGTTCACGGTGCCGGAAGGTAAGCTGATCCCGAAGCCGGTTGTTAAGCGAGAGAAGAAAGACAAGAAAAAGAAGGAAACAGTTAGTAGTGGTACGGCTGCTACGCCGGAAGCTAGTGAAGGTGAGTTAGTGCTAGAGAGCGCGTAACCTAGGGGTTGGGGTTACGAATGATAGATTATAGATAAACTATAGAATGCGTGTGGGGCCTATCGAAGTTGGGGTAGGCCCAAAGGTATAATAATGAAAATTATAATGTTAGGGTTGATTGTAGGGGGATTGAGTATGGCTCAGTCCCCTGAGGCACCTAAGACGTTTGATAAGGGCGCTAGCCCGATATCGGTTAAGGTGCCGGATAAGTTTACTAGTGACGTGCAGAAGTTAAATCAGCAATATGCCGATTTGCAAGCCGCGCAACAGATAGCGGATTTGAGTAAAGCTAACTTAGAGTTGCGAGTATGCGCGGAAGTAGGGTATAAGCCGGAAGTATGTAGAGTGGACTGGAGAACAGGGCAGGTGATTAGGGTAGAGATGCCTAAAGCCCCTGCTACGGCTACAGACACTACAGACACTAGTAAGAAGTAGTTTAGATGTTTGTAATAGGCCCATTGATGGTTAGATGGGCCTCCCCTCCTTTTGAAATCCTAAGACTTTCCTTTCCTATCGACAAAATACATATTTTGTTGTAAGATACCCTTAGGCGATCAATTGGCCCAAGGGTTTACCGCCCTAGCCCGGTGATCGGCATACCACAAAACAGAGAAAGGACGGTCCCCCATTGCCGCGAAAGCACCTTACAGAACTAGAAGTAGACAAACTTATCAAAGCAGCTAAGACTACTAGAATGGGTACACGGAATGTGTGCTTGATTATGTTAATGTTCAGACATGGGTTAAGAGTTAGCGAAGCTACAAACATGGAGTTGAGTCAGGTTGACGTAGCTAGTCATGTATTGCATGTGCAAAGACTGAAGAATGGATTTAGTACCGTTCATCCACTGCGGCCAGATGAGATAAAAGTCATAAATGCCTGGATGAAAGATAGGAAAGCTATGGAGCTAAGTGAGAGTATTAAGACATTCTTTGTTAGTGAGCGAAAACGGCGAATGGATAGGACTAGCGTTAATCAGCTATTAGAGAGTCTTAGTAAGATAGCGGAATTGCCACTAGTAGCGCACCCACATATGCTTAGACATGCTTGTGGATATGCGTTGGCGGATCAAGGGATTGATACTAGACTAATACAAGATTTCTTAGGGCATAAGAATATACAGAATACTGTTATATACACAGCAGCAAATAGCGCGAGGTTTGAGAGAATATGGAAATAAATGCACTAGCGGAATATCAGCAGAAGTGGTAGTAACAAGAGGTAGCGAGTTGAGATTGAATGCAATTGTCCTGACCGACCGGGATGTGTCCCAAGCTCGGCTACCCCCCATCGCAAATCCTAAACCTTTCCCTTGCAACTAGTTTACGCGCAATCCTGTATCAACCGGCCCACAATCGATACCGAATGGCCCTACTTTTCGGACAATTGCGCGCGGCGCTAGTTACTCACAAACCCTGTGGCTACTGATGCCCCACAGTTACCAGTGTTAATTGTAAGAGCACCGGCCGGCAAAGACCCCGCTGTAGTACAGCGGTATACCGTGTTCGTTCCACTATTAGCTGTTACGGTACCAGCACCCCAGAACGCACCCCCTTTTGTAATGTAAGCCATATTTTGGTTATTGGCATGATTTGTGATTCCGAAGGCGCGATACCCTGAGTTACTATCATTCGCCGGAGTCAGTACGATACCTTCTTTAGTCATGATGCTGGTGTCTGTGGTGAGAATGAAATTTGCACCCCCAGTCCCACTACCAGTTGCCCAGAAAGTTGTTTGACATGGCGTACCGCTTGTGCTGCCACAGTTCCCTAGCACCGCTGCGCTATATGTCAGTGGCGCATAGGTAGCATTATCAATCTCTGCTGTACCCTGTAATCCAATAACATAATTAGGGGCAGCCGTGGCGTTAGAGGGTAAGATACCGTGGAAGTCCCCGCCAAATGGGTCTGCTCCACCCAGCGAATACCAAAATCCCATCACGGCAGCATTCTGATTCCCATTAGCATTACTAGAATACATATTCACGCCAATACCATTTAGATATGTATTAGACGATAAATTAGCTGCATTTGTCTGCCCAATATATAATGTCCAAAGGATTGAAGAGTTACCTGTAGTAATAGTGGGTGTAATAGTTAATGCCGAACTAGGCCCCGTGGCTTGATCTATACTAGCTGTAACACCCATACTAGTAGCTTGTGCCGTTCCTGCTACGGAGAGGTTGCCTCTAATCGTCACATTTCCTGATGGATCAATATGCAGGGAGTCTGCCATTGGTCCATCCGGATAGGTCCCTGTGCGGAGAGAAATCTGGGTGCCATTGATCGTTGGCCCAACACCGCTCTGGTTGTAGATGTATGCAGTTGCAGAACCAGTCCCCGTGGGATTGGCACCACTACCAGAGAATGCGTAGAATGCTCCTGCTGTTACAGTGGAGACAGCCGTTACAGTGGAGCCGAACGTCCCGCTCCCTGCTGCGCCAAGGTTGCCTGAGCCATCAATCGACCCCAGAACAGAACTCCCGGCCTGATTCAGAAACCGGATTGAGGTATTGCCAGCATTCAGGATGTTCAAGTAGTTATCGCTGCTAACGAACATTGCACCCCGAGCGGTTCCACCAGAATCCTTGAGCTGGAGATACTGACCGTTTGCAAAAACCAGATTGCGACTAAGCAGGTTGATGTTCGTCCCGTCATCCGTAATCGCCGAGTTCCCAATCGCGCTCCCGCTAATAAACTTAGAAACATAATTTGTAGTACCACTTACATTCCCACTTGGCACATAAGGCAAACTAGGCACATCCCCCGCTACCAACAATCTCCACGTCGGCGCACCTGCTCCACTAGACGGTCCCGCAAACACATAATTCTGACTAGTAGACGTTAATCCAATTCCACCTTGACTAACCGCCAATGCACTTGCTAAATGTGTAGCTGTAACCTGATTACTAGTATTTATGTCTACCCCAGTTAACGCTATCTGTGTTCCATTAGCCTCAACAATCCCACTTCCATTACTAGTAAAATTCAAATTTATATTGGTATCACTCCCAGTTGCTCCTATTGCAACCGTAGCAGGATTAGCTGTAGCAGCATTAGTAACTGTAATTGCGTCCACTGCGCTAGCGGTATTCGATGCAGCTAAAAATACCTTCCCATTGGTATCATAAATCCCCGTGGTTATCTTAGGTGTTGTCAATGCTGCATTAGTAATCGCCGTTCCACTAGTTAATGTACTCGGCAATTGCCCCGCTGTCGCACTACCACTAATATTACTAAATGCTACCTGTGCGCAATTATTGCTCCCAGTAGTCCATCCTTGACTCCAGTTACTCCCATTACACGCGCTAGCTGTAGCAGCCGCAGCCGCTGTCCCCAACACTCCCCCATCTTGTATCTCACCGCTAGTCCCCGTAAATTGTGCTACGTGCAGAGTTGTGATACTCCCAGTAACCCAATTTGCATTAACACTGCCCCCCAACGCAACAGCGGTACCATTCACTGTAATTGAATTATGTACCAATCCTGTATTCGGAATAGAAGAGTTAGTGATATTACTCCCATTCGTAACTGTTGGATTAGGGTAGTTACTTCCTAAATCACCTCCTGCTGGCCCTGATGGCGGTCCCGCTGCCCCACTCCCTTGCACCGTTAACACACTTGTACTATCATTCCACGTACAAATAGTAGTAACATTATCACAATTTATCCTAAAAGGCCCACTAACCCTAGATGCAGAGGGTATAAGCGCTCCTGCATTATACCCTTGCATTATCACTCCATTCCCAGTCTGCCCAAACAATGACTTCCCAAACATCAACACCAACACAATAAGTATGCCAATCAGCACCCTATTTAGCACCCTAAACTCCCTAACATAACTTACTCCCTCAGGCACATTGACTATTGGTGCCTTTACCTCAATCAGCGTAGGACTAACCGGCGCTGGCATCACACTAACATTAACTTGTGGCTTAATCTCCTCAACCGCACTAACCAACCTCCCCAACACTTCCCCATAATCAATTGGCCCCACCGGCGCTGGAAATTCCTGTTTCTCATGATTACACTCCACCTTAACTGAGATATCTTTATCAGCAATCACCTTCAACACTTCCGAATAATCTATTGGCCCCGGTATCGGCAACTGTTCTGGATATGGTGGAATAACTGTCTGTGGAATACCTTCAACTGCTTCCGTAACTTCTACCAACTTCTTCTCAATACTATCTAGATGCTTAGTATAATCATAAGTCGTAGGCCGCCCAGGAAAATTTATATGGAAAGTTTGTCCATCAGCGCCACCTTCACCTGTCTTACTTAAATTAGTCTTGTGCCCCGTTGTAAATCCTACATGCGTAATCAAATGATATAACGCGACATCCTCTATCTGACTTGGCGTTAAATCTGGCCTACCAGCCTTAGCCTCTACTCTAAACCTCTCTAACTTATCCTCTCCTAATACCTCCAATTCTCTCCCCACCAACGGATACCCATGCTTAGTCAACAACTCCGCCAAAAAATCACTAACTTGCACTTTCATATTATACCACTCCTTCCTCATCTTGTGCAAATGTAGTAGTTCCACTAACTGTCTCAATATACCCTGCTATATCTCCAATATCAAACAACTGCTCTCCATTAGTAAACTCATACTGATACCCTAACGGATACCTATTCGCCCCACTAGTCGCGCTAGGCTTCATTACATAAAAATCCGTAGTAGGCCATCCCACCACGGAATTATCTTCCCTAACTTTAATTGACTTAGTAGGTATATGCGCCACCACAGCTATTGGCAATGCAGCCCCTACCGTAATCAAACTCGTATACCCAATAGGCTTTGACATTAAGCCTCCTACTGCCCCATAACCACAATATTACAAGTTTCTGCAACCATCCCTGCATTAGCAGGTAACGTCAATGTACTTGCTGTGGTACTAGGATTCTGCGCCCCGCATGACCCACCACCCTCCATCAATACCGGCCCCGTAGTAAACGCCGTGGGATACGCATAAGTTTGTGCAACTCCTGTATTAGCATATCCATTTAAATAACAACTAGCTATCTTAAATGTCCCCTGCATAGACTCCGAACAGCTAGCTGTTCCTGAAGTGCCATTTTGACTAGTAGCCGTAGGGTTGCTATTAAGTTGATTAGCCTTAATAGCAAAAGCCCCCAAATCCACACTCTGACTAGCTCCAGTATATGGAACAAGCTGATTAACATTCACACTAACCGTAGGCAATGTAATGTGCGCATCAGCCTCTCCACCATAATACAGTGTTATCGTGGGAGTTGCCGAATTACTAACCCCTTCCACCACTACCTGCACTCTACTAGCACTTGTTGCAAACGTATATGGATTATTCATCCAAAATTCTAAATCAAACTGCGTCTCTCCCACTGTCGGCTGCAAAGTCCCCGTTGAATCTGTTGTACCAATCGTACCTATAAAATTCCCTGTTGAATCAACCTCATTTACAACTGCCATTACACTAACTGTTCCCACTGGTGCAGCACTTCTACTGCAATGCACATGTACCAATACTTCCCCCGCAGGTAACACCGCTTGCCCAGGTACCCCAGCGTTAGTCATCCATGTTTGCAACACATTAGTACCACTAACAAGCGGATACGCAACCGTAGTAAGTATGGCATAAGTCGCAGGTGTCAACTGCAAGTTATTCGCTACCGCAGAATTGGTATTAGTCATGAAGTAAGTTAATGTATTCCCAAGTGGAATCGGTATCCACTCAGGGGCACTACTAACTACTCCATTCCCCTGCTGAGCCAACAAATACAACTGCCCAGTAATATTCCCCGCCAATCTAGTAGTAGCTCCTCCTATACCCCCATATATCGTATCCCCCAACTGTTGCAACTGAGCCAAATTCTCATTAACATTCGGGCTAATATTCAACTGTGGTGCTGCCTGATTCCTATTATCTAATGAAATCGTTCCACTAGCATTCCCCACCGGCGCAACCGTGTAGCTACTCAACCCCGCCCCAGTATCATTCACACTCCCAGTGGTATTCCCCGTTGCCACTGCACACGTACACGTATTCGGCAACGTAGGCGTACTAGTTCTCAGCACATCATAACTAGTAGCCCCCATCAAATTCCAATTCACCTGAACATAATTACTCCCACTCAGCGTATTAGGGGCATTCCCTACTTGCGCCATTGCTGCCTGAGTCTGACCAATGGGCAAATTAGCCACTACCCAATAATAATAATTCCTCAGCCCCGCCACTCCTACAGTCTGCGCACTAACACTAGTTACTCCACTAGGCGCACTGGCCCCAAGATATAATGTGCTAGGGGCAACCTGATTTGTTTGCCCCCAACACCCAATCGCCATCGCACTCAACAATAATAGTATCTTTCGCATATTACTCCTTACCACCACTACCACTATCGCTAATAACTAACCTGATACGTAACCTTGTAATTCATACTCGTAATCGTAGTACAAGCATTAGCTCCTGTTTTAATCAGTTGTATCGCAGTTCCGCTAGTCATCGCTCCCTGCCATCCAAACGTGGTAAGTGTATTATTCGCTGTAGTCTCACTAACAAACGCAGCAGACGCTAGACTAGCAGTAGGAACTGCCACGCTCACAATCGGTGTAGTATTCCCTGCTGTCCCTGTAATTGCATAACTAGCATTTATCACCCCACTAGGAGGCGTAGTAATCATTTGTGCTGTCTGAATCCCTTGTGCTTGTCCAAACAGCCCCACTGCAACCAACAAACTAACTACTACAACTTTCAATAGTCTCATATCTCATATTCTCCTTTTAACTTTGTGCAGGATAGAAATATCCTACCAAACTTCCCACCACATTCCCGTTCAACGCTCCATTATTCAAATGGTTGATAACTAGCGTAATCACCTGATTTGAGTAAACCCTAATTGGACTAATCGGCCTAGGTGTCTGGATAGTCCCTTTCTCAATCAAGATATTATCGAAATTTCTTACCGCTGCACCATTACGAAACAGTTGCGCCTGAATATCTCCACTCCCTTGAACAAATCCTCCCCCCGTAAAATTCCAACTAAACGCATTTATAACTCCATCCATCCCAGTTGGCACTGTCATCATAACAACCGTAACCGTTCCTGCCACTGCTGGCAATGCCGCTACTTGTGCCTGATCGTATGGTACACTGCCATCTGGTTCCTCTAACCAAGGTCTTTTAATAACACTAGTTGGCAAGTTAGACCCACTAACATCTGCTGTCCCACTTGCCACCAGTTGCCCATTAGTCAACAGCGCCGCATGAAGCAACGCTAACTCATTCATTGCTGAAGCATAGCTATTCAAACTATTTGCATTAGTCGCCATTCTCTTACCTCGTAATCTTTCTCATGCCAATCGAATTTGCATTTATTGGCACAGCTATGCTAAGTAACACTTGAACAACCGCCCCATTGGCATTAGTATCCAAATTGACGATTTCCCAATTCAATACCCCTGGTGGCGTCACAATAAATGGACTAAGTAACAACCCTGCCCCAAATGGCGTATCTGCATTACTCCCTGGATCGCTAGGCCCCACACCATTCCCCACTCCATACTCTAATTGCATATTACTCATCACTGTACGATCCAATGCGTAATCCCCATAAAATATACTCGCCTTACTTCCCTTATCCCACAACTTCAGTTTAATCCCCCCAGGGTTTATAGGTGATAAACTTGTCCCAGGATCACAAAAGTAATTCATCGAAACTACGTAACTTCCCGCCGGTACTTGCACACTACCATTAACCGTTCCCAGCGCTGGAATTGTGGTATCACCCCCAGTAGGGAAATTAACTCCTATCCAGTAGTAATTTCCACTTTCCAGTATCTCCCTCATCAAATCTAACATTTCATCTGTCTGCCAATTATTATTATACCCAGGCAGATTCTCAATAAAAGTTAGTGGGCTGTAGGGAGCAACGATACTCAAAGGATTCATAAATCCCCCTTTTCTAGCTACTAGTTGGAATCAGATAGCTTCCACGGAATGCAAAATAAATAGTATATGGCTCGTTACTCGAGATATCTTCAATTTCGCAATTGATACTACCACTAGCCGAATAATAAATGTAAGGGCACACCACATACGGAAACTGCCCTGATCCAAACAACAAAGTATCAATCACGCGATCTGTGGTACCGCCATTCCCCCCACACTGATACCACGTAGCACCATCCGAATTTCCTAGCCTAAATTTAAATCTCCGTGCCGCGCTAGCTCCACTAACAACTGTCTCTCTAGTCAGCGCTTTCAACCAAAAGTCACAAGTCCCCGGCAACGCCAGTGTAACCTTCTGCACGCTCAGATTAACCGATACGCTAACCTCTAATGGAAACGTCTGTTCCCTCTCAATGTAAGTTTGTCCCCCAATACTTACCGTTCCATAACTTCCTGCTGCCATACTCTCATCTCCTTTATCTAAAAATTACAAAAGGGTAGAAAGGCTAGGCTTAGACATTACTAGCACCAACTACCCTTTCTATCAACTACCCTTTTGCTACCACCTTTTAGAGTGATATGTCTGCTTTACGCAACTCCACGAGACAGAATCCCATGCAACCGTGCGCTAACAGTCAATCCCACTCCAACATAAGGTGTAGCACTATTCTGCGCCAAACTAGCCCCACCACCATCGGCCTTAAACTGCATGTTGAAAGTTTGAGACTGCAAAATAGTAATACCAATGATTCCATCGGCAACTACATTCGCCCCATTATTAACGCCCAATGCCAACCCCGCAGGCAACCGAGTATCCCACATATTATGATAGCTCGGCCAACCATTAGTAGAATTAAGCGAGTAAGCCGTTGCAGCCGCCGCCAAGTTACTAACACTGTTAGTAAAAATTCCGCCGCTCTGCGGAAACACATCCAAAGGCCCCTCAGCATACACTTTCTGGCTAACCCAAAACTCCATATAAGTGGTGCTAAAGAAACTTTCCAAATCAATCGGCGCAACCTGAGGATTAATAAAAATGCTAATCCCCGTCACGTTATACCACTGGGGCGCGGGCAAGCTACTAACCAACTCTAGGTTAGTATCCACCTTAGTCTTAGTTCCACTCCCAATCGGTGCAACGAACAGCTTAAAAAGTTGGGGGAGCGTAGTACCTGCGGCATAACTAATCCGATCATACAACACCCAATTGACATAATCTGCCATGTTAGGTACAATCGGATTGCTTCGCCGACTCCGCGCACGCGCAATTTTCAAAAAATCTGTCATATGCGCGCGGCTAACTTTACTACCCCCAACTTTATCTTGGGTAAATTCACTCCCCATTACAAACAGTTCCTTACCTTCTCGAACTGCTGCCAGAATATTATCGAAGTTTTTCATTTATCATCTCCTAGAATTTAACTATTCCCATATCTTGACTAACTTACATTAGTCTCCCAGTTCGCCGCAACCGGCCCATACCTGCATTAGCCGTAGCCGCAGGCACCGCCATAGCTAGCGCATTAGTCACCTGCTGTGGGACCTGAAACGCTCCCATATTCCCAGGCTGATTAACTTGAGGCAGATAGAATGAGCTTCCACCAATCAGGCCCATTCCCCTCAATCCACTAATCCCGGTATAACTCGCCGCACTCGGCAGAATCGCATTCAGCATTTGTGCCGCAGCATATACCAATCCCCCAACCATGAAGTCATCCCCCATAGCAGAGTTCTTAGCGACCTTACCAACTAACTTCCCTTGCACCACAGCTACAACTGCCATAACTAATCCACCCATAAACCCACTAGTCAGTGAAGAAGGCAGCATCCCACCAATCAGACCAGTAGCAAAATTGGTAACTACCATCCCACCCAACGCGCCCAGAACCTTACCGCTAGTTCCAGACATCAAACCCGGATTCCGCCTATAATAACGGCGATGACTAGCATTATGCCGTCGCCGTCTCCGAGAGAAAAATGGATTATGCCGTACTTTAGTCCCATAATTGCGCCTCCGTCGATGCGCCCTATTAACACGTCGTTTCCGTCTTGCCATAGTTGAGCCTCCTTTATTAATAATAACGATTTTCTTACCCTTGTTACGTTTATGGGAATAACTCCCAACTAAGCTAGCTCCTAATGCTTTCTTAATTTGTCTAGCTCGCCGCGTGATACCACTTAGTCTACTGCGTTTAATTCTCCGCCCTGGATTACCCAACGCGGGAAATACCGTAAGAATATGACCTACATTGCGTTTGCGATGCCGTTTAACTACCGCTTTAAACGTTCGCCGTCTTTTAGGATTACTCCTTCTCGCCTTCAACGCCGCCCTTTGTCTCTTAGTCCCAAAGAACTTAATCTGAGCCGCCGACATTTTCCGCCGCCTACGCTTACCTGGATTAACTAATCTCCGTTTCTTAACTACACTCATTTCTGCCATCTATTGCATTTACTCCTTTCTTTAGTATTTAACTCCAACCATAATCTTTAGATTCACGGATCACCCCCTTCTAAGATCCATAGATATAATTGGACTTACCATCCATATACCCTTGGTAAAATGATTCTTGTGCAGTAACCCTCTTACCTGGAATAGTAGGCTTACCCTTGGACTTTTGCCATGCTACTACCATATCCGCAAATTTCTGTGACTTACCCGCAACCCTACCCCTTAAATACCATTTACGGTTTAACCCAGCTTCAAACGGATTACTAGCCCTACGTTTCTTAGTAACTCTCTTCCGTGCAGGGTTACTCTCCCTTTCTGTCAATAAACTAACACTCCCATCCTTATTAAACCTAACCGCGTGAGTGGGCACCCATGAACCGAGAGCGGGGTTATGCTTAGGTTCTTGCCCATAATGCTCCTTAACAATATCCCCATCTTTCATTAAGGTAACATCTTCATAAGCAGCACGGCCATACCCAGTCTTACTCTGCTTAACATAAGTAGAAAATTTCTTACGTGCTTCAAACCCATTAGTACCGGAATAAACTGTGCCAATGTTACCTACAATAACTTCCCATTCGTGTTTCATAACTAATTCCTTATCCCCACATCCTCAAAAATCCTCTTGACAAAAAGTGATGCCCACGGTATTATATGATTATGGGCAACACGTTCAATAAAATTACTAATGGCCGGATTAGCGCTTGGCCTAATCCTTAATCCCCTCTGCCACGATGCTATATGATCCCCCTACCAGTGTCAATTTGCTATTAACACAATCATAAGTTAACATTGGTAGTTCTCCCTTAGATTCCTCGGAGAAATGATGCTCGTATTCACATACTTCGCCATTACTATCGTCTAAGTGGAATTTGTCTGAAGTGTAGCATATAGAAACCACATATCCTATATTAACTATTCTTCTATTAGTTCCTTCAATCTCTAATCCCTGATCTCCACCAATTATCTCTAAATTCTGCCCCCCAGCATCACAGCACAACTTCGGCCTATCAACCTTAAAACTAATAGTAATCTCACTCTTCCCATCAACCCCTTCAATATCCATCTCAGTCAAATCTCCGAGAGCTACCATCGCTCCATCGAAGGTTTCAACTTCATCAACATCAATAACCTCTACCGGCTTTCTACCATGAAACTTCTCTGACATCTCCTCAACATCTGAAATATCATCCCCATCTGGGTTATACATCCTACCTTTAGTCTCTCTAAAACTAGTCCACCCTTTTCTCCATGCCGCCCCTTCACTATTAAACGGCCCCACTTCTCCCATCACACTCTTAAACCACCACTTACCATCTCTCTGAAACACACTAGGATTAGATTTACGCCTCCCCGCCAACTCCCTCGCAAACCTGCTCCTAACCCCTTTCGGAGTTGCCTTTATCATCTCTTCTGCAATATGCTGGCTAATCCCCTTCACCCTCGCTGCCCCACTAGCCACAGCTTGCATCAATCCATACTGACTCGTACTAGTTGTGGGATTAACCTGTCTACCATATCTTTTAGATGACATAACCTAACCTCTAACTTACTAACATTGCTACTAGCCCCATCCCCAACGCCGCTAGCGCAACCGTTGTAATAGTCCCCGCATCTATTCCAGTTCCGCTATCATCTGTACTCGCACTCTGCACACCCAAACTACTCAATAACGAATCCGCCCCAATTCCCACTTGACTAACCAAATAATTCAAATAATTACTCGTATCATTCTCCGTAGGCGGTGCATACGTATATATAAAACTCCTCAGTGTTGCCCCACTTGCCATTGCATTTTCGATATAACTTTGTAAAGCCGCCCATCCATCCTCAGGAGTAGCGAATGTAGCAAAAGTGCCACTCGCAGTACTCTCTGATCCAACTTCCGTTGGAGCATACCGTAAGTTCCCCGGATTATTATTCCTTTGTGCGATGCTGCCACTAACATTAAACCCCTCCATCTGTGCAATTGCATCCATCAAACTCTGCATATCACTAGCCATAATTAACTCCCTCCTTTCCCCCTCAACGCCTCCAACAAATTCCTATCTTTAATCTCCTTAATCATTGGGCAGTCACCTTTAGTACATGTCTTAAACCATTCCAAAATCAAATCTTGACTAGCCTCAATCTTAGTCAACCTATTTCCCAACCCAGCATACGCACCAAATACCGATATCAGCAGTGATATACACAACAGTATATCCCCCGCAGTTAGTCTACCTTCAAATAGTAGGTGCATTAGATTAGCCTATGCCGTTGCCAGACTAGCCTCTAACTGTTTTTCCCGCTGCCTATACTTCGCTGCCTTACTACGTTTTCTATTCCTACTCCCTGCTTCCCATCTATACTTATGCTGCTTTGCTTGATGCACACTAGAGTAAACCATATAAGCCCCAATCACTCCCGCAATCAACTCAGGTACCCCCCATGTGCTAGGATCTCCACTAAACAATCCAGTACCAAGCAACCCAGTTCCATCAAACGATAATGTCCCCATCCCAAATGGCTTCGTAATATTTACTCCCTGTACCCCACTCGCCAATGCCGCCTTCTCCATTGCGATAAGTGGGTTATTATCTCCCCACGTGCTAGGTACAGTCATATTATTCTGCAACCCCAAACTATGAGGACTCGAACTAACCTTAAATGTATTATCTGCCTGCGCGAACATACTATTTCCCTTTCCCGCCCACCAAAACCCCAATAGCTACAATCCCCCCTACTCCAATCAATATCACTTCCCACCACGGCAACCCAGTAGTAGGTTCCGGCGTATCCAGTGATTGAAAAAAATCCGCATTCTGTTGCTGCGTGGATGCCATTTGAGCATTAGTTATAGCCTGCACTGTGTCACTAGCTGCCTGCCCGCTCGTCGGTACCGCAGGTATAGCCTGCCCACCTACTGTCGATTCCACCGTCGCAGGCATTGGGGGAGACGTAAATGTTAATCCCTCAAAAGCATCCCACAATTTATCCCAAATGATAGTAGCAAAAGCCTCATTCTCTTCAAATAGCGTACTATCCCCCAACCCTCTCGCTATCATAACTATCCTTTTGGCTGCTGACCCATATTTGCCTGAATCAGATTCAATATCACCTTCGCTTCAGTAGGCAATTCCAACCCACTAATTCCCCTTACCACTGCCTCATGTACATGTGGCTTAACCGCGTCCCATATTCCACTAACCTCAAACTTAGCTTCCGCCAATCTAGCCATTTGCTCCGCAAACTTATACGCCAGTACATCCACTCTTCCCAGCGCTGGGGCAGTATTCAAATCAACTACCTGTCTACTAACCTTATTTGTCATAATCCTTACTAGCCAACAACCCCACACCCAACAAACTCGCCAGCGTTGCCAGTTGCGTCTGCGTACTCATCAACTTATGCACCATATCCGGTGGTGCCCATATAATCGCCACTGCCAATGCGCAACTAATAATTCCAAAGGTGTTAGTTTTCCAGTTACTCTTATTCATAGTATTTATCGCCTTCTGTATCTTGCCCGCTAACTCCTCAGTCTTAATTAACTTAAATGGACTTACCATCTTATAACCCCTTCAATGTCTTATAAATCCCAACCCATCCATAAATAGCATTCTGCGCTTGCCCCAATGTCAACAACCCGCCGCATACTTGCTTATGTAGCCAATTCTCTACTACGTCTTTCTCTCTAGCCCCAAAGTATCCCGCTTGCCCCTTATAATATTGTGGCCACAGATTCCTAATATCGTTGCTCCCGCCAATCTCCAATGATATAAAATGATCTATCTCAACATCCTTAGCCAAATCCGCCAACGGCACCCCATACTTTTGCGCTACCTTTCTTCTAACATCCTCCGTAACTGCCCTAACCGTCGCGGTATACCCACTCTTACAAATAGTCTCTCCAATATTAGCTTGCGTTACACTCGTATCCACTGCCCCCGGTGTCAACTTAGGATTTGGCATCATTGCATGAGACGCAACAACCAAAAATAATATCAAACTAGTCATTAGAATGTCTTTCTAAACTCCAACCCATAAGTCGGCTTAACTTCATTCGCCGTAATCGCCACATACATAAACTGCGCCACCACTGGCATGTGAAACGCCTTCTTACTCAGTACATACCCCGCATCATAACTAACCTCCACTCCTCCCGCAAACATTGCACTAGTCGCAGTCCCTGTAGCTGTGGCAGCTGTAGTTACTCCTATCATTCCCTTACCAATAAAAGCCCAATTCCCACTATGCGCCACATGATATTCCAGTGCCTCCCTCAGCGTGGCAAACCCCTGATTCAACCCTACCGCTGTATCAATGTTAGTTACCAAAAACGCATTACTACATGCCCCTGTCTTAATCCCAAATCCCGTAGTAACTGCTGGCAACTGTCCATAGAAATCATATGTCATCCCGCCCAACGCAAAATATGTAAAAGGTGGCGTTGCGTTAGCTGCGCATGTAGTAACCGGCGTAGTAGGGGTGGTAGTGGTGGTAGTTGTAGGAGTTTGCCCCAATATCCCCACCACCATCATCAATCCCGCAATAATAACTTTCTTCATCTCACTAAACCCCCTTCACCAGCGACAACCCAATTATCCCACCTATTGCCAACAATGGCCAGTTATTCTCTAACCACACCAATCCCTGATTAGTAGTTGCTACTGGCTGGGCCGCCGCTGCCGCTGCTGCATTTTCCCATTGACTTAACACCGCTGCCGAATAACTATCCAAAGTAGAATAATCTGCTGGATTTATCGGTCCTACAAACCCCGCTGGCACCGGAGGATTATATGCCAAGTCACTACTAACATCAATATCTCCAATCCCCCTGCCATAATGTCCCTGCTTACCATTCTCCCAATAAGGTCTAGGCATAACTAACTCCCTATCTTAACAATCCGTTTCTCATATCCCGTCGGTATTAAATTCTGTCTAAATGGCGTCCCCTGCGGATTAGCATAAGGGTTAACACGATTAGCAATAACTCCCAACCCAAAATTGTTATACCCAAACCCACTAAACCCCGCTGCCTGCATAGCAGTCCACCAATCTTGAATAGAACACAAATACCCTACCGGCTGCTGTGCCCCATTCACCGCTAATCCTGCTGGTCCTGGTATCCCTCTAACCGCAGCATAATAGTAATTCCACACACTAACTGTCTGCAAGCTAGTTGGATCTGTCCTACCTGCTTGTGCCGCAGCCGCAACTAGCGCCAATGTATTAGTCGTGCTAGATACACTCGTAGCTGTACTCGCTTGGGGACTAGTCGTTGCAGCCGTAGTTGTAGCCGCAGTAGTATTTATCCCTAACACACTCTCTATCATACTCAGTGGATTAATTCCCAAAATCTCCAATATCACATATCCCCCACCCAATATCATCAACCAATCCGTAATTGTACCCATAACTTAACCTCTCCTGCCTTTATGTTGCCCACTCATCATAAAATATAGTGCCACTGCTGGAATAGAAACCAATCCCGCTATCTGCACGAAATCCCCACTACTAAATACCCCGCTCCAACTACTAGGACTAAACAGTGCCTCAACTCCTGTCATAAAATCACTAAATGGATCACTACTAGGCGTAGTTGGGGTAGTTGTTACCGCAGCCGCACCCGCAGTCAAAGCATTTACACTAGTACTAGTGCTTGCCCCAGTCTGTGCTGCAACCGTGCTACTTTGCGTAGTTGTATTCGCTGCAACAATACTAAACGACACATTCCCTACAATATCCCCACCTACTATCCATTGTTCTGTCCAATCCCCTATCTCATCAACCGTACACGTTCCACTCAAGCTAAAATTCCCATTCGCATTGGTGGTACCAACATTTATATTCCCTACAACCCCATTCATTCCCCCACTAACTACCACCGCCGAATTAGCTTGAGCATTAGTGATACTTGCTGCCCAAGTATCCCCTACCTGCATAGGATTCTCAAGCACACTAAATGTGAAATTGGGATTACTAGTTGTAGGCACAGGCGTGTTAGTTCCACCGTTAGTAACTGGGGATGCAGTCGTTGTTATAGGATTCGCCGCCGTAGCTTGAGCCGCAACTACCGATGACTGTGTTACAGCTGGTACAACTGGACTAGGAGCAACTCCTGCTGCATATGCCTGCCCTGCTGCACTAACTGGTACCCCACTAGCAATAGCTTGCGCTACAACGGATGGAGGTACAACCGTGGTATTAGCATTTATCGTAAATGCCAATGTTCCTACTTGTACACCCCCAACCATCCATATCTCATTCCAGCTACCAATCTGAGAATTAGTACACGTCCCACTAATCCCAAAGTTCCCATTTGAATCGGTAGTCCCAACATTAGCAAACCCACCGCCATTATTATTAACAGTAACAGGCGCATTCGGTGTAGCCCCAGTAATACTTACAATCCATTCATCCCCAACTTCCATAGGATTGCGCGGTAATGAATACCAAAAACTAGCCGTTGCCCCCATTCCTCTACTACGTCTTGGATATCTCATATTAACTCTTGCTCAATAAACTTATTGCCCCAACAACTGCTATCGCTCCCCCTACCATCAACGCTCCATCACTCCCAAACAACCCCGTCAAGGTCCCGCTTACTGTTCCCGCATCAATTGGCGTTACATCCGCAATAGGATCATAATATAATGCGAACCAATCTAACTTCCCTCCGCGTTGCCTATCACTAATCCCAGTCGTTCCCGCAGACCCTAACGCCGGATTACTAAGTAAACTTACTGTCTGCGCCCATACTTGATTAAACACCGTCTCCGCTGCCTGCTGATTAGCAATTGTTTGTGGCTCACTATCCCACTGCGCTAAATTTTGCTTTAAATAAACCTCTTCTTGATTTACATCCTGCGTAGCTTGTATCTTTTGTGTATCCGGCGCAAATAGGCTATTAAAAGCCATTCCCAATAACCCAATCGCGCCACCTATCGCTGCTCCTATCGGCCCACCAATAGCTCCCACCGCCACTAATGCCCCCACCGTGGAACTTCCAGCTATGGCTACACCACTAGTTACAGCCTGCCCAGTTGTTAATCCCAATCCTCGATTGGACTCGCCAATCATATAAATCCTTAGTGATGCGACATTCCACTAAACAGCACAAGTGCCAGCCCACCAATAAGTAACAACGGTAGCATAGAACTCAAACTAGCACTCAATGCACTCGTGCTAAACGCATTACTAGTAGACCCAGTAGGCAGCGTATAAGTTGTAGTCCCATACGCATTCGTACTCACATATTGCCCTGGATTAGTTTGTGGCACTGCATACCGCGTCCCCAGTACCTTAGCCGCCGCACTAATCCCACTATTCAACGCTGCCACTAGTCCCTGATCTATTGCACTAGGGCTACTAGATCCCTGATTACTTCCACCCCCTGAACTTCCACCATTAGCTCCACTCCCATTAGTATTTGCATCAATCCCCGCTAGAATTGATCCAAATGAGGGACTAGCATACAAGTTAGTAGAACTATTAACTCCCGACGATGGATTCCCATTAGCAGCTACAGGACTAGTATAATTCGATAGGCTATCATAATTATCATACTCATCTAAATCTTGTCCTAATCCCCTTGCATTATTCCCAAACCTATTAATCGGTATAGGCAGTGTCCCATCATCCTGCGATAGTGCATAGTCTCCACCCATTCCTTTACCCGTCAAACTAGTAGGTATAAATGGCGAACCGTCATCCTGATATAATCCGTAGTCTCCCATATATCTCTCCTTCAATATCCTAATTGAGCGTATGTTATTGTGCCGCTTACTGTACCAGTAGCCGCTGTAACACAAACATAATTACTCGTTTCAAATAAATCCCCTAATAAGGTAAAGTTGTATAACTTATCATTCCTGTTACGGCTGCTGCACTAGTTGTAAGACACCAATCATTTCTAAACCCCGTAAATTGAGCATTACTAAATTCCGTAATGGAACCTAGTCCACTACCCAAATTTACAGACTGCGGCGTAGTCGATGTAAATTGCCACTTACCCAAATTTATAATTGGATTATCGCATGCTGTGACATTTGTTCCTCCAACTAGCAGAGTTACTGTAGTAGCTGCCACGGGTTGTAATGATATTGCACAAATATGTACAACCCCCGTAAGTGTTGCCTCACTAGGTAAAATAGCCCCAGTGCCACTAGCCACGTTAATAATAGAAGAGCTATCACACTGCACAATAGGCATACTCCCTAATGTGGTGCTTGTTGCGGGCAACCCAGTAGTATTAGTTCCTACATAATCCATTGTTACCGCGCAATCAGAGGGGGTACCCGCCAACCGAGTAGTGACTATTTCAAGTGTACTATATAATCCATATCCAAAAACTTGACTATCATATCCTGAAGTAGCACTAGCGCTATTACCATTTATAGTGATAGACGCAATCGTTTGCAACGCGCCGCCCCCTATAGCATTAGTGGTCCCTAACAAACTTATCTGATAACCATCTGTACTCACACAACTTTTAGCTGGGGCATTATTCACCGCCGCAATAGATAATGCATGAGTAGTTTGCCCATAGTTACTAACGTAAATAGGTGAGCTACTACCCGTGGCAGGCATTACCGTAGCATTATAAACATGTTGTACTGTAAATTGCCCAATTTGAGTGGTTCCTCCTGCGGTATTAAGACTCCCCATGTACGTAGCAGACGCCACACAGTTTGTGGTATCAAATGAAATAAGATTGAATCTCACATATGGATATGCGCCAGAGCCAACATACGTAATACTAGTTTGCCCATTGATGGGCCCTTGGGGGTACCCGAATGCTACCCAAGTAGCGTTATCAGAGGAAAATTCTAACTGTCCTACAGTGTTAATTGCAGGCGAACAAATCTTGGTCGGGGCATTCAACATCTTTAATACAACTTGATGCCCAGTCTGCCCAATATTGAGTACACTACTAGTAGCCGTGGCAGAACTAACAGTATTAAACAAAGCTACGTACACACTATTACTCACACTCCCACTCTGAGCAAACAAACACTCAATGAGCCCGCCCACTATTACAACTGGTAGTATCTTCTTAATTAACATCCCATTCAACCTTCCTATAAACCTTCCCTGTTTCCCACCCAAGTAAATTTCCATGACTACAATCCATTGGCACCCTACAACTTTTTACATACGCCGCAACATATATATGGCTAAATCTCTGCGGCATCTCTGGGTCTGCTGCTATCGTTACATACGTACACTTAATATGCGCTGCACACAACATACTCGCACATAGCAAACTAAAATCATCGCAGTCCCCTTCAGGATTCGGCATACTCAACATTAACCCTGGATCAATTAGTAACTCCTGATTCCAGTCCTGCTCCCCAAGCTCGTTATATACAATATCCTCATCTAACCTAAATCTGATCTTTCTCTTGACATACCAAAAGATAGCCCTAATCAACGCTAGCTTGTCTGATTTGTTTCGCAAGGTTCGTAGGCAGGAGTCAACTGCGGAGGTTATAAGAGGATACGTTGCCGCGCGCCGAGCTAGGGCTACCATCTGATTTACCGTATCCGCTGTGGATATGGCATTGTCATTGGGATTAGTCCCACGGTCACTTATGCGGATTGGTACTCCCCAATATCCTAAGCTCATTAGACTAATCCCTTAGATTTATGGTGCTGGGTATCAGATGGCAATTGGGACGCGGGCAGTCTACCACATCGCACTTATATAATGATACCCGGCACACTCCCACGATATGCCACTGATCGCGCTAAATTCCACTCGTTTGCAACATACTTGTATCTTAAGGCGAGAATTTTGGTCTTGACGGCTTGACGGCTAAGACGTATTCTGAGCTTGACGGAACGCGCCAACGAAAGCGCGAATCCAGCAGTTATCTTTAGCTGGAGCGCTAATTGCAGCCGAGATTGATCGGCTTCAACGGTTTAAAAGAAAATTACTGCGCTTTTCAAAGAAATAACAAACGATAGGAGGAAACATTTGATGCCAGAACTCAAGACACAAACTAAAGATAATAATGATATATTTAGCGGGATAGATACAGTAGTATCAGCGCCATCAACGCCGCCACTAGTTAAGGCTAGTGCAATCAACGAGGAAGCCGAAAAGATACGCAAAGCTAGGGAGTTACCTAAGAAGCCTGGAGATAATGTAACTTTCAATGAGTTGTGCGATTGGCTAAAGATACTAACGCCGGAGATGTTTCCGAGGATTATGATCTATGTTTATAGGCTGGAACCTGTAATCAATAGACAGCTTTGTGATCCACAATCGGCTAATAACATAGATGTAATTTCGGATGGTTATCACGAGCTTAGTGAGGATTACTTTATTAGTAGGCATGGGGGCGGGAAGTATAAGTTGGTTATTTCGGACCTGGATAATAATCGTACATACAAGGGGGGATTTTTTAATGCGACGTTGAATATTAGTATGTTAGAGAATCCACCTAAGTTGGATTTACGTGAGGTAGAATGGGAGAATCAGAAGAACAGAGGTTATCGCAGTTGGGCACGAGCACAGAAATTGGTTGATGAGAATAATATGCCATTACCAGAGAAAGTTAATGCTACACCACAATCTAATGCAGATGCTATGGTGCAAGCGATGAAACTAGCAATGGATTTTGCTAATAAGATGGATGATAAACAGCAGGCGCAGTTGAAGAAACAACTTGGAGGGGATGAGGCGCTAACTAAGTCAATTGGGGATATTTTGTTAGAGAAGATGAAACAAGATGACCCAAATAAGATGGTTAGTACATTGGCGACGTTGTTAGGGGCTATGAAGTCTATGCAGCCTCCACCAGCAGCGAATAATGATACACTAGCTACAATCATACCTATGTTTACTAGCATGATGCAAGCGATGCAAGAGAGTAGTAAGCAGACTTTTGCAATGTTGATGGAGATTATTAAATCGAATAAGAGTGAGAGTGGAGGGGATAGAGATGAGATTAGTAGGCTGAAGGATCTAGTTGAGGTAGCTAGAGAGTTGAAGGGGGGGAATAGTAATAGAGAGCGCTCTACTGCGGAAGTGTTGACAGAGTTTGCAGCACCGATTATAGGACCATTGCTGAATGTGGTGGGGCAAGTTATGGCAATTAGGGCAGGCGGCGCAGGGGCACCAATGCCAGTGAAAGGACAAGTAGTAGAAATGCCAAAAGCTAATGAGACTCAACCGGGAGCGGTAGGGCAACCTCAACAGTTGCCGACTGCGAATCCTAACGAAGCTACACAGATAATTAGGCAGTTTGCACCAATTATTTTGAATAAGTTGAGTGGTGAAGGTTGGGAGATGGGTGCATGGATAGCAGAAGGGTTTGGGGAGATGACGGCAGTTGCGGTAACGAGATATGGAGTTGAGGGATTACTCGCTGCGGCTAAGACAGTGCCGGAATTTTGGAATCAAATCATGACTACCTATGGTGAGGAGCATTTGAGAAAATGGCTTACTAGTTTTGTGAATTTTAAGGAAGAGATGGCTAAGATGGAAGCGGAGGAGGGGGATAGTGCCACAAGTTGAAAAGTATGCGCCACTAACGCTGAATGAGTGGATAGATAAAAAAGGTGTGCCGTTTAAGGATTTGGATGTTATAGGAGAGACAAATACATATAAGGAGTATGAGGCATACATATTTCAGCATATCGCTATGAATTTGACTCGCATTGCGGTTACTCATGCACTAGTGTTGGAGAAGTTGGAGATGATAGCAACTATCATGGATGAAGCTACTACTAGCGAGGATGATAGTGGAAGTGGTTAGATTATTCAATGATGTGATTAAATATGCACGATTTTTTCGCTATAGCAAGTTGTTGAAAACAAAGGAACAGGATAAACCTAGTCCAGTTTATATTTATGCAAGGTGAAAATTCCTTAATGAAAAAATCTTATGGTCGAGAGTGGCGAACCAAAGGCGAAAGGACAATAGTTAACAATGCACATATATTGTAGTCAATGCAATTGCAAGTTTGCGTCAGTGATTATAGATCAGAATTTGGCATTGCAAGAGATAACTAATGCACTAGTTAGACATGGAAGGGAGAAACATAGGGAGTTTTGCGATAAGCTGAATCAGGCGATAGTGAAAGTTAGTTTCGCGGCGGGAGGTTTCTTGACGTTAATGGAGTTAGCAGTGGTACCAAAGGAGGAGGAGTTTATTGTTAAGAGTATAGCGAGTTGTCAGGACATTATGATGGCGGCGATGGGGTTTGATAAGGTGGAGGAAGATAAGGATGGGAGCGTAGTTAGTTGAGTGCGGAGGGACCTTCAAAAAACGGGAAATGTATATTCATCGCGTAAGTCCTTTGTTTGCGACTTTTATACATTACCAGAGTGCCACTACCAGAGTGAATCTATAACCTTTTACGTATGGGGTGTATAAAAACGCACACTATATACCTATATAAAAAGGTTGCGGAATCCTTCTGGTAGTGGCACTCTGGCAGTCGGGGGCGCGCCGGGCCGAACGTATCGGGTGGAGCGGATGCCGTCAATTCGGCCCCGGCTGGCAGACTAGCGCTGGTATCGGGTAGCCCGGACACCACCAATCATGCCTCTACATGATTTCCACCCAAGGGATTTTAGACACTTCCCCACACGGATCTTATCTCCATTAGTCCATGTATCTTTAGGCTTACCTAGACAATCCCTTAATACTTCCTCTATTGATACCTCATTTCTATTTTTCAATGCGGCACCAATAGTTTCTTCCCAAGCATCATTTACAAATCTTTGTGCTTGCTGTTCTTCTGCTAGTTTAATTTCATATCTCGATACTAAATACCACTTCTCCCCAGTGCGAAACCTCTCTACAGCTTCTGCCCATAACTGATCTCTATCTTGTCTCAGTGAATCTATATCTATAACTCCGCACTTAACCGGCCAGAATCTCCTGGCCCCTGTTTCATCCTTCAAATATGCGTCATCATTAGTCGAACCTGCGAATATACATTGTCTAGGAAACTCTTCAGACCTCCGATTATATGGCATCCTGATTCTATCCACTTGCTGAGATAAGAATGCCTTTACCTTAGACGATTCCGCTCTATTAAGTGAGTCTAGTTCCGCTAGTTCAACGATCCAAACTCCATGTAATTGAATATATGAATCCTTAGATCCCACTTCCGGTAGTTGATCTGTAAACCATGGATCGCCCAACGCCCGTAACGCTGTAGACTTCTTAATCCCTTGAGGACCTTCTAAGATTAGAGAACAATCCGCCTTACATCCAGGTCTAAATATCCTAGCTACCCCCGATATCATCCACTTAGGCCCAACAGCTTCCGCGTAATTACTATGCTCAACTCCTAAATATGTTGTTAGCCAAGTATCTAATCTTGGTACCCTATCCCACTCTATCCCAAGTAAATACTCTTGTACAGGGTTATATGGCTGTTCTTTGGCAACTGTCTCTATAGCCAAAGCTGTTTCTGTCTTATGTAAGTATATATTATGTTGGTGTAGCCACTCAGTAGCCTTTATATCATCGTCATCATCCCAAACATGACTATCTCTGCCCCAAGGTGTAATAGTTCTAGCAGTAGTACGCAATGAAAACTCATCCCACCATAACACATCCTCCCAATCTTTACCGTGTCTAAAAGCCGTAATACCGTTGGCAATAATTGCTAAATTTCCATGTTCCTCATTCTTTATTAATAACTTATCCCAATTTTCATCCCTAACTAGCTTAGGCCGCCTAGAACTTACCAAATTTATTCCTACATCCTCCACGATTGCATCTGCACTATCATCATAGTCATCTGGTAGTAATATATTATGCTCGCGTTCTAGTTCCTCATAAAACTGCTCAACCTCCGCCAAGTCTGGTGGAGTCTCTTCATATATTCTATTAAGTTCCTCTATATCTTCATATCTATCATCGCTGCTATTATTTGACATATTTAACTAGTTACCTCTCTTTCCGACACTTCCCATACCCTACAGCTTCCACTCCCTCTATATCCTTTAGGGGAAGGGGGAAGAATTGCTCTCCCCCCAACTTGGAACGAAAGGTATAGAGAACGTTCGGTGGATCAGACCAAACGTGTCGATGGATCAGATCGACACCCCCACCTTATTACACCCCTACTGCTAAGTCAACTAGCTTCAACTCTTTAGGATTTGCCCACCACGTACTATGACATCCTTATATACTCCACTGGCCCGGCCCCCGGGTGACTTAAAAAAATTTCATAAAATTTATTGACTTTTCCGACGGCTCGCCACATACTATCCTTAGATCATCCGATCAATGATCTAACCCAAACAATCTAAAGTAGTTAGTGAGGTAACTATGCCACTCATAAACGTGAGTCAGTTAGCGCTGGAACCAGAAGTGCTAAGTGAAACCGCAAGACGTGAGATACATAAGATAGATTTGCTATGTGAGGAGATGTGTATATCGTGGAGAGAGGCAGATAAGATTGCTAAGGAATTGGTGGGAACGGAGAAGGTTAGGGAATTGGGGGCACAAGAGGCGAGAAAGATGGTGGAATATTTGAAAAGGAATAGGAGTAGGTTATCTGAGAAACATAGGAGGATGAGATGGCAGAAGCAATAGTACAACTTATTGGTGTGGTGATGGTGATGACTATGACGCTATTACATTTTAATATTTGGCAAGCTGGATTGTTTGTGTTTGCAATTTGTTTGATTCAAGCTAGAGAGGGGGACGACAGCGTGTGGAAGAAAAGATGAATATTAGTGTGCAGATGAATGAGGAACTTATGATGAAGTTAGCGGAGATACGTAAGGAGTATAGAGGGGCGACGGTTAGCCAAGCTATTAGGTGGCTGGTGGAGGATAAATGGACGGAGATGCAAGCAGAAAAAAGAAACGAAGGAACAAGGGGCACTGGAGGATAATCCGTAATGGACGGAGACATAAGCAGAGAAACAAACGAAGTAAAAAACGAAGGAACATATAGTAAAGGGGCACCTTACTTGAATTTGGTAAAACATCCTTTCCATGTGATAACAAGGGGTGGGGCAATGGTGGGAGCATTTGCTAGTATGAAGACAGCAGTGTCGAGTGTGGTACTGAATGCGAGAGTAAATTGCAAGATTGTGGATATGATAGAGAATAAGACTTACAACTATATGGATGTTTTGAGGATAAGGGGGAGATATGGGATATAAAGGGGAAAGTGATTGGCCTACACCGTGGGCGATAACGTGTGAGGGAAACGAGTTAGGAGCAAAACCATGCAATGAGGGGAATTTGATATTTCTGACTGCTGGCGAGTATTATGAGCAGTTGCATGATCCTTTGCGTAGGGGATGGGAGTGCCCTAGATGCGCGCAGCCAGCAACATTTTCACAAGAGAATTGTGACAAATTTATGGGAGAATTGATGGATCAATTGGAGAGGATTAAGCCAGAAGTGGAAAAGGGGGTTATGGAATGAAAGTTTATTTAGCGCATAACTTCGCAGCTAGAGAGTGGTTGAGAGATGTAGTAAAACCAATGTTTGAGCAAATGGGGCATGTAGTTACTAGTAGTTGGGTTTAGGATGACGCACACCTAAGTAGCTTGAATGCTGAACAGTCAGCGGTTAGGGATTTGGCAGATATAGAGGATGCTAGCTATCTAGTATTGTTTACAGATCAGTTTGGAGAAAGGGTGGGGACAGGTAAGTGGGTAGAAATAGGATATGCGCTTAGGGCGGGGAAAATAGTGATTTGTATTGGGGGGAAGAGTAGTTGCATATTTACTGAGTTGCTTAATGTGGTTAGGGTGGATAGTATAGGAAGGGCTTTGAGACTTTTGAGTTAGGAGAGAGTATGTTCACTAGTCGTAGTGCAGTTGAATCATATCAGGATTGCCCAAGATATCGCTATAACCAATATCATTTGTTGGGTAAGGGGGTTGTACCGAAAGCTAATTCTATTCCATTAGTAACAGGTGGGGCCGTACATAGAGGGGTTGAACATTTGATGAATAGAGTTAGGATTGGGCAGGAACCTAATATTGAGGTTGCAGTGCAATTGGCGACGGGGCAATATACAGAGGATTGTGATAGGGCAGGATTCAAGTATCGGGGTAAGGGCACTTTGACGGATGCGCAGAACGAATATACGTATCTAGAACAGTTGGCATTAGTTGAGGGATTAGTTAGAGCGTGGTATTTAAGGGAGTTGCCTTGGATTGTGAAGGGGTATAAGGTTGTTGCAGTTGAGCGAGAGATTGAGCATATTGAGATAGCGCCTGGGGTGATATTTCAGGCTAGAATTGATGCGGAGTTACAACAACTTGAGACCAATGATTATTACAATTACTCGCTAAAGACGGCTAGGCAGTGGAATGAAAAGTCTGAGAGTAGTTATGGGCACGATTTACAGGGGATAACGGAGATATGGGCAGTTGAAGTGGATGCAATGCGGAGAGAGAATGAGAGAGGCAGTGCGTTAGAGAGTGTTAAAGGGTTGTTAGTCGATGAGCAATTTGGGAATAAGAACCTAGCCGCGATCCAAGGATATCTTGAGAAACAAAGTTATGCTCGTAAGGTGATGGGGGTTAAATTCTGCATACTAATCAAGGGGGTAAGAAAGGAAAGCGATTATGGTAGCGGGGCAGATGGGGAAAGGTTGTATGTGACGTACTCGCCATTGATTAGGGGGTATAAACATTTTACGCCGGATAGGGTAGAGTATGCACATAGCTGGCGATATCCTAATGCGGAGAATAAGAGTGGATTTAGTATATTGGGTAAGGGGTGGGAACCATTTAATGTGTGGGAGATGGAGGGGGGAGTTAAGAGATGGATAGGAATGTTGAATAGAGGGGAAGTGCAACCGGATTGCGGGGATATTTTAAAGGCCCAGGTAGTAACGCCGGTGGAGATGTTTAGGAATGAGATAGAGATAAAAGAGGCGATAGAAGAAATTAAGTGTCAAGAGGGTAGAATACATTGGGCCTTAACCAATTTGCTTGAATATCCTAATTATATGGCGATGCATTTTCCCCACAATCGTAAACATTGTGACTGGCATTTTGGGGAGACTTGCGAGTATAAGGCGTTATGTTGGGATGAACAGGTTAGGAAAGATCCGATTGAAAGTGGGTTGTATCAGATTAGAGAGCCGCATCATAAGGCAGAGAGGTTAGCAAATGAGTAAATTGAGGGGAGCGAGACTTGATTTGACATATACATTGCTAGATTACTTGATGTCTATATTCAGCACTACTTTGACATTGAGTGAAACGGTAACAAGCTGGAAAAATAATACATTTGAGTTCCCAGGGAGAATTGAGATAATTGAGGTTAGGTTGGTACCATGATAGATTATTCTAGGAATCCAACTGGGGATGTGGTATTTGATTTAGCGTCTACATCTAGTGTAGCGCAGATTAGGATATCGCTGAGTGGGTTTATTAAGATAGCTCAGGAGAGTCAGACTGAAGCAGAGTTTAGAGCGGAGTTGTTGAATAATGGAGATATAGAACGTAAAGCTAGAAAGGCAAAGATAGGAGAATGAAAATGGACGAATTTATTGAGAATGCGATTGAAGCGGGATTCACGAAGACTCAAGCTAAGTTTTTGGCTGAGTATTTGTGTGATGATGAGATTATTTTTCCTGAAGATGAAGAAGAGGAAGAAGAGGAGCAGGAGGAGTAACCCTTGGAACCTAGATCGGTTATGATCTATGCGTCTAGTGGTGGAACTAAGACAACCCAGCTATATTTTTTGGCGAAGTATATTTATGAGACTACAGGAAAAAAGATAAAGATGGTGCATAGTAGTCTTGGAGGATATACGCCATTCGTGGATAGTGGAATGATAGCAAGGGGAGAAGTAGAAGTATTTGAGTTTAAGAATAGGGTTACGTGGTTAGCCGATTATAGAAGGCTTAGTATGGGTTATTGGCCTAGACGCAAAACAGATGGAACGGAGTTTTTCGAGACTCATGAGGCATGTAAGATTAGTGATGCTGAATGGGCACAGACTGGGGGGTATTTCTTTGATGACTTGACTAGTGTATGTGAGGCGTTGAAGAGTCATTGTAGTAATCAGGAGGGGAATTTAGGATTGAAAGAATCATTTGTCCATGAGGAAGGGGGATTTACGTTTAGGGGGATAAATGATTTTAGGTTGTATAATATCGTGCAGGAAAAAGTGTTGGAGAGACTTGGGGCATTTACTAATTTCCCCGTGGATTATGTTGTGTTTAGTGCATTAGTAGGGAAGGGAGAGGATAAGCAGAGTAGAGAGACGGTGTATGGGCCACAGTTAGTTGGGAACGCGGCTACATATAGGCTACCGAGCATGTTCAATGCGGGGTGTTTTCATCTTAGTAAGGAGAAATATAAGGATAAGTCTGGGTCAGATGTAGAAGGGAGAGTAGCTTGGTTTGTAGAACATAACGATGGTACTACGGGGGTGCCATATCTTTGTAATAGTAGATTGACGCCGGAGTTGGTACCGGAGTTGTTGAAATATTTTCCTTATGGATTTGTGCCATTAGGATATACGAAGGGTTTAGATATGTTTTTTAGGGTAGTCGATAAGTTGAAAAGAGATTATGTGAGTAAAGGAAAGGTAGAATAACGAGATGGCAGACTTACAAGAGTGGGATAAGCCGGTAGTAGTTACGGACCTTGGGCAAGTTAAGACTAAAGGTCGTAAGGTTGCGATGGATCTAAGCGAGGATGCTTGGAGTTTTGGTGAGCCTCCTGCGAAGGGGCATTATAAGCTGAGATTGTTTTTGGCTAAGGATGGACTTTCGCAGAGATACTACGATGAAAAGAAAGAAGAGGTTTATTTCAATTTTTCGTTGGAGTGCAAGTTTATCCATGAGGATAAAGAGATTGACGGATTTACGATGTATGTGTATGTGTCAACTAAGATTCAACGAAGGAAAAAGATTAGTCAGGTAGCGGGGTTGATTCAAAAGATGGGGTATAAGTTGCCGACTAATGAGCTAGATGACTTGCAACAGGCAAAGTTGTTTATGGCAGCGTTGAAGAAAGAACCAGTAATGGGGGCGGATGTGGATTGGCGGGCTAGCTATGACACTGGGAAGCTGGATAAGAGTGGGGGAAAGGTTTATAAGAATATTTTACACCACTATGAGCAATTCCCGGTGGATGAAGAGGGAGAAAGGAAGTCTACATTTAGCCATACTGGAGAGGGTGGAAGTGTGGCGGAGGTTAGAGCACAGTTGTTTGTGGCAAAGTGGTATGGAAAGGGAGAAACGCCGGTTGTGAAGGACAGCGGACCTAAGTTTGTTAAGACTGCTGTGGAGACGGAGTTAGATTTGCAGCCGGTTGCACAAGCGGCGCCGAGTGTAGCACCTAAACCTGCATCGGTGGATGCGGATTTGGAATTGTTGCTGAGCTAAAGGAGGAAAGGGGCAAGTTATGAATAGAGTAGCTTGCCCCTATTTTTATGAAGGTAACGATTGTAGTTGAGAAAATTGCGAATTATGAGGGAAAGTTTTTGGGATATAAAGCGCACTTTGGGGGGAGAGCAGAGTTATCGGTGTTGACTAAGTTTAAGAATCAAAGTGTGTATGAGTTGGTGAGAGATTTTGGGGATATAGTGGGAGTGGGATATCAAGAGATATGAGACGTAAGCGTAAACTTGTGATGGCGACTAAGCCATTTAAGTTTAAGTATCCGTTTGGATTACTAACAGTTATTGATTTGGTGGGAGAGAGACATGGACTTAAAAAATTGCGCAGAACGAAGTTACGATAATGCAAAGAAGCATGGATTTTATGAAGATATTGATAAATTCCAGATTTAGCCATATTTGTGGAGAAAATATGGCTTAGTCATAGGTTGATGTTAATTGTTAGTGAATTGGCTGAGGGGTTAGAGGGCTATTAGAGATGGAAAACTTGATACTAGACCTAAAAGTGGTGGACTAGGGGAGGAGCTAGCAGATACACAGATTAGATTGGCAGATTTAAGTAGGTATCTCTACCCTGGGACAGATTTCGGGGATATAGTTGAGACTAAAATGGCATACAATGAAGGTAGACCGTTTAAACATGGAAGGAGTTTATAGAGATGACTTTTGAAGAGTTTGAGAAATTTGAGCAAGAGTTGATAGCTGAAGTGGTTAAGATGAATGATACGAAGGGGAGAGAGTACGCAAGGGGGGAAGATAGGTTTGGGAATTTCAATAGGGGCGCAGAGAAAAATGCGGTTAGCAGGTTAGTGGTAGCGAATATTTACCTTAGTAAACATCTGGATGCGATTGATAATTATATTAGGACGGGGGGAAGGACATTTTCTACTGAGGGTATTCGCGGGAGAGTTGTGGATGCTATTAAGTATTTGGTGCTAATTGAGGGGATGATAGAAGAGGATATTGAGAGGCAGGGGACATGGCTATGCGATGGAGCTACTAAAGGAAAACATAGCGGCTGTTTCCATAATGGATGTGGATGCATATGCAAAGCATGTAGTGATAGAAGAGAAAGGATTTTGCTAAGGGATACAGAATTATGCTTGTCTAGTGATTCTAGGAATTTTAAATGTACATTGCCACTAGGTCATGCAGGAAATCATAATTGGGGTAGTCC